CCGAGGGCATCACGGTAAAAAATGGGACTACGAACCAGGAGAGTGGTATATGGGGAGACATACTAAAGGTAAAAAGAGAAAAAAATGATAGAAAATGATAAAGTAACATTAATTTGGAAATGAAAAAATACATACATATTAATCAACATGTTATTAGACGTAATGCAAAAACAGGTGAAAGAGAGCCTGTGATTACTGTTAAGACTTATAAATCAAATGACTATGGTCATAAGGTTATTGTTGATGGCCCTTGTAAAATTATATACAGCCCCGATAAACCTTTAAGCTGTGGTGCTAAAGTTTGGATAGAAACGGAGGAAAACGTTTATGTTAAATAAAAAAAGAAAAAATAAACTAATTATGTGTGAACATTGTAATGAATGGGTTGCAGTAATAATACATGAACATAGTTATTACTGTGCGGACTGTGCCTTGTTCGATAAAGGCATCCCATTTAAAAAAACTATATTAATAGAAGATGCAAACTTAAGTAGGAAAATACAATGACTCATCAATTAAATTTTATATACAACGACTCTGATTGGGTTTGTCCAGCGGAGTATCCAGATTTATCTAAAGCAACTGAGATTGCAATTGACTTAGAAACTAAAGATCCAAACATTAAAACTAAAGGACCTGGTTGGGCAACATTTGATGGATATATTGTAGGTTTTGCTGTAGCTGCACTCGGCCAACAGTGGTACTTTCCTATAGCTCATGACGCAGGAGGTAATATGGACTCTGCAATCACAACTGCTTGGATGCAAGACGTATTAAAACTACCTGCAACTAAAATATTTCATAATGCAAGTTATGATGTGGGTTGGTTATTAGTTAATGGATTTGAAATCAGAGGAAAAATTGTAGACACCATGATTGCGGCAGCTTTGATTAATGAAAATAGATTTAGTTTTAGTTTGAATGCTTGTGCTAAAGATTATTTAGGTGAACTTAAAAATGAAACTTTCTTAAATGAAAAAGCTAAAGAATGGGGTATAGACCCAAAAGCCGACATGTGGAGATTACCCGCTGGTTATGTGGGTTTTTATGCAGAACAAGATGCAGGGTTAACCTTAAGATTATGGGATAGATTTAAAGCAGAAATATCTAAACAAAGTTTGCATGATGTGTGGGAGATGGAGATGGAGTTGTTACCTATACTAATTGATACAAGACGTAGAGGTATTAGAGTTGATGAAGAGAAAGCTCATCAATTAAAAAAAGAATTTAAAAAAAAAGAAAATGAAGTTTTACAAAATATAAAAAAAGAAACTACATTGGATGTAGATATTTGGGCGGCAAGAAGTGTTGCAAAAGTTTTTGATAGAATGGGTGTGGAATACCCACGGACAGAGAAAAGTGATGAACCAAGCTTTACACAAAACTGGTTAGTAAATTGTGATAACCCGATAGCGCAACTAATAAGAGAAGCAAGAGAAATAAATAAATTTCATTCAACATTCATAGACTCAATTTTAAGATATACCCATAAAGGTAGAATTCATTCTGAGATTAACCAACTTAGGTCTGACCAAGGTGGTACTGTGTCTGGACGTTTATCATACTCCAACCCCAACTTGCAACAGATACCCGCACGTAATAAAGAGTATGGAGATAAAATTAGAAGTTTGTTCTTACCAGAAGAAGGTAAACAATGGGGTAGTTTCGACTACTCACAACAGGAGCCTAGGCTTGTTGCTCACTACGCTGCATCGGTGGATACTGAATTCGAAGGTGCAGCGGAGTTTATTGAAGCTTATAAAAATGAATCTGCTGATTTCCATCAAATCGTTGCTGACATGGCGGGCATTACCAGGACTCAAGCTAAAACTATTAATTTAGGTTTGTTTTATGGTATGGGAAAAGCTAAATTAGGTAAAGAATTAGGTATTGATAAAGACAGGGCAGAAGCCTTACTTCGAAAGTATGGTGAGAGAGTTCCTTTTGTCAAGAGATTGACAACAGAGGTAACCAACAGCGCTTCTAAGTATGGGTTTATTAGGACTATAGGAGGCCGTAAATGCCGATTTGATATGTGGGAGCCATCTACCTTCGGAATGAACAAAGCAATGCATTACGAGGAGGCTAAGGCCTTCTACGGTAACAATATTAGACGGGCCTTTACTTACAAAGCTTTAAATAGATTAATTCAAGGATCTGCAGCAGATCAGACAAAACAAGCTATGATTAATTGCTACAAAGCAGGGTTTAAACCATTATTACAGATACACGATGAATTATGTTTTTCTATAAATGAAGAATCAGATATAAAAAATGTGAAAGAATTAATGGAAAATGCTATTGAGGGTATTAAAGTACCTTCAAAAGTGGATATTGCCCTTGGTAGATCATGGGGAGAAGCAAAAGAATAGCACTATATTGCTATTTATATTAATTATGCTATATAATATTTTATGAAGCTATATCGTGTCCAAGTTAAATACATCAATATACATATTGATGAGACACTTGAGGCCGATAATGATAAAGCCGCTCTTGAGTATTTAGTAAAGAAGGTTGACTCAGGAGATGTAATAGAAAAAGAAGGGGCCGGATTTGAAAATCCTAACTTACTTTTTATAACCCTCGAGGAGATAAACCGAAATGCTACAAAAGTTAGTATCGGAGAAACTTCAGTTGGAGTCCATGTGGGCAACGCAAGCGTTAGCACAGGGTAGAGTGACTACCGAAATGAAGTGGATAGACATACAGATTAAAGATCTTAAAGTTAAGATTAATAATCAAAGTGTAGAAGATGCAAGAAAAGGTCTTTTAGATATAGCTAGTTAATTTTAACCTAGCTTCATAAAAAAATTAAATTTTTCCCTAAGGATAGTGCGTTCTAAATTTCAGGTAATTGTCTACATTCAAATTTAATAACTAATTTTTCCTCATTAACTGCTGTAGGATTGAGCTCTTCGAGAGCTTTATAAGATTCTTGATATCCTGCTAATGCGCATTCTAGGTGGCTATTAAATTCGTAAGGTAGGTAACTGGATCCCGGACACTGGCCACTGGTCATACTACATACGTATAAAATTAAAATGAATTTCATCCTATATTATCCTAGCTTATTATTTACTTGCATATCCCATTAAAATGTTTATATATATAATACAACAACACTAACAAAGAGGAGGCCTTATGGCAACAACAATGAAATGTGATTCGCAAGTGTTTAAGGATTGGAGTGCAAAGATAGATAATATCTTATCGCAACTACCTAAGACTGACATGAGTGGAGAACCTTTAGAGTACCAGGATGATGCATATCAAGAAGTTTTAAAAATGTTAGAGCAGTGTTGTATGCTCTTTGAAGATATGCCTATCTATCCAATCAACGAAAGTATTGCAAACAAACTAATACAAGATCAACAAAGAGGTGCCGATGAAAGACCTCATATTTAGTATGATGTTTATTGCATTACTAATACTTATCCCTGCAAAAGTTTTATTATTTATTTTTGCATCATTGGGATATTTAATACTTAACTAACCAAGAGGAGAAGATATGAACAAAGCGATCGTTAATAAATTTTTTGAAACTACGGATTATACGAAGTTCAAAAAAACTAGAGGCAACAGACCAGTAGATCCTGCTCACGTAGAGCAGTTAAAGAAGTTAATTTCTGATAAGGATTTATTTGATCCAATCAGAGTTAATAAAGATATGGAAGTCATAGACGGCCAACATACATTAGAAGCTAGAAAACAACTGGATCTAAAAGTTCCATATATTATTATGGATAGCGAAGATCCTTTAGATGTAGCGAGACTAAACACAGGACGTAAGAATTGGTCTATGATGAATTACTTGGACCAACACTGTGCTAGAAATAAAATGGATTATAAAATCTGTAAACTTAAGATGAACCTGTATGGTATGAATGTTTCAGAAGTTATAGTCTTACTTTTAAAACTAGCGAGTCTTTGGAATAGAATATCAACTGATTTTAAAACAGGAACGTTTATAATTCCTGCGGGAGGTATTGAAAACTGTGATCGAATTGGATCCCAACTGATGCATTTAAAAAAATACTTTGCGGGAATGGATGATAGCTCTAAAAGATTAAAGAGATCTATGGTCTACGCTTATATTATTGCTGACAAACATCCTAGGTGGGATTTCCCAAGGTTTAAAACTGCTTGTAAACAAAGATCAAGTTGGTTACTTTCTGGTACTTCTACTGCGGACTATGTTGAGATATTTGAAAGAATATTTAATGCAGGGCGAGTACAATCCAAAAAAATTAATTTGGTTGAGTTTTTCAAAACTAAAGAGTACCAAGATAAATAGGAGAAACAATGGACGTAAACAAATGGAAGTCAATTGCAGTGGATATTGAATCCTACACAATCATTAGGGCTATGGGGGCAAATGGCCTTAGAAATCCTGGTAACATGATTAAGAAAATGGTTAGTGATTCAATTAAAAAAATTGCTAAAAAAGAAGGTGTTGCAGAACCTACAATGAAAGAGAATTTACTTAGCCAAGGAAAGAAACTCTTGAAGTAAGTAATAAAACTGTAATATAAGTTTAAAAAGGGCCGGGAGACTGGCCCTTTTTTTTACTTGCAATTAAAATTAAAATACGTATTAATATAAATATATTCCTAAGCCTAAATGAAATAAGTGGGGCTTTCAAAACACTTTATTTCCATCTAACAACGAAACTCAAATTTAACTTTAAAACAAAAAGGATATTTTGTGGGTGAAAAAGCTATGAAAAGTAGTGAAGAAGCATTGAACCATGCGTTGGATAAGCTTGTTATGGTCTGTCCAAATAAAAAAACGTATGATGAGTTAACAAGTTTAATGTTTCAGTTGTATTGTGGAAATGACTTTGGTTTAGGAAATTTTAGTCTTTCTTTCCTCGAGAAAATTGAGGTTAGATGGCGATCAGGAAGAAAAGCTGCGGCTTCGGCCAAGGGCATCAGACTGGTTGTTAAAAATGCTTAACCACGGTGTTAGATCACACAATCCATATCTTTTCCCACGCTGTGGTTATGCAAATGAGCGTCAAAGAAACTGATAGATTAATTAGGCAGAGTAAAATCTTAATGAGTTTTATGTCTGGAGAAGAGAAGATGTATTACCTAGAACGAATGTGGGATCTTTACTTTGAGGTCTATGAAAAAAGGGATTGGCGAAAATCAGCATTTAACACACGAAAAAAATATTCTCCAATGAAGGAGAAAAAAGCTTATGAGTTGCTCACCAGCCTTGTTAAAATTTTTGGGCATTAAATTGTCCCTGGAACTTTTGAATGCTAAAGAATACCCTGAACAGAGATTGTTCCAGGCTATCCTGGTGCAGGCGTTAGAGGATGCTGTGAGCCCCTCAGGATTTAAAAAAGATACTTATTACAAGTACGATAGTCATGTGTGGTTTGTAGATAACGGAGAAGAGTTTAAAGACACCTGTTGGGGTGCTGACATGGATCCTGATTTTGTAAGAGGTGAATATTTAAAGTTAGTGGATGTTGAAAAAATTTATTTTACTAAGTTACAGTTGTCCTGGATTCGGTATCGAGAGTTATATAGAAAGTATAGGGCGGCTACTACTAAGGAGTCACGAAGATATATTAAGATTTTGATTGTTAAGGAAAATTTAAAAAAATTAAGTGATTGAGTCTCTGGAGGCTATAACAGAGAGCAATCTAAAAGACCCCCAGAAACAAGTGTAATATATAATAGAATAATGGTAATATATAATAGAATAAGGGCCACCGGACAACGGATACTGTGTGCAACGTACTGTTGCATAAATACCACAAAATTTCTACTATATAGATTCTCCTATGTAATGGAAAAAATAAAGTGCTCAGAGGGTAAAAGAGGTGTATCTGGTGTATCTAATCGACTATTAATCAATAACACCAAGGGTTATAATCAATTTTAGTGGTGTATCTATGGTGTATCTATGGTGTATCTATGGTGTATCTATTAAGGTATTCTTCCTGGAACGCAAACAGTTGGTTGTAGGGTTGTAGTCATTACTCTGAAATATCTATATAGTAGAAAATTAACTAGAGAAGTTAGAAAAGAAAATAAAGGTGGTATAATTTAATTATGATGAAAAAATTTATAATACTTGGAAAGTTAGGTAAACATTTATTTAATACAGGTAAAAATTATTATAAAGCAGGTGGTAAAACAACTAAAACTATTATGACTGAATCTAACGTAACTAAAGAAGTTGCAAAAGCTGATATCAAGAGTGAAATTAAAAAAAATGCCTTTCCTAAAGGTGGTAAAAAACCTTCTGATTTTTATAATAAACCGAAAGGAAGATAATGCCCGCTGGACTTAAGAAAAAAGAGTTACGAACTGAACTTGATTTAACTCCTAAACAAAAAATGTTTGTGGAAATATATGTTGCAGATTGGGGATCAATTACTCAAGCTGAAGCATTAAAACGTGCGGGT